CTGTTGCTTGAATAGATGGTCCACCACCTGTTGCAGCGTTGGTTACATCTATTTGGTTTACTGCAGATGAAGTTGTTTGAAATATTATTTGTTCATTTCCATTCTCATCATTAATTCCATGTGCATCATCAAATGCAATATTAAAATCATTTGTATCTAGATCGCCACCTAATTGTGGTGATGTATCATCAACAACATCTCCACCCGTTTGAATTTCTAAAATATTTGGATTTGTTCCATCACTAGCTGTTGCAAATACTATTGCAGTTTTTTTCTGAGTTGCTGAAAAAGTAAAACTAGATCCTGAACCAGATACATATTTAAATTGTACTGTATAAGCACCTGATGTTGCATTTTTTAAAATATAAAAAGTTTGCACATCTAATGGAATTGTTACAATCTGATTACCTGTAATAGTACCTGTAAACTCAATCATTCTTTGTTGAGCTGTTCCTGTAGTATTTCCATCTACGACTGTTAAAGCAGTTGTTTGTGCACCACCTGCAATAGATACCTGTGAAAATCCACCTGTTATTTGTTCAAGAATTTCTAAATTTTTATTTGTTTTTGTACCCCAAGTTCCAGCATTTTCACCGGTTGCTTGAAGTTCGATCCCCAACGGGGTAAATGTACTTGCCATAAATTTCTCCTATGCAGCGTCACTATAACTTGTATTTGATCCAGATGCAACATTCGAATATGAAGTATTCGAACCCGTTGAAACATCACTATAAGATGTATTTGAACCAGTGTCAACATCTCCATATGCAAAGATATTTACTGATCCTACATTTAATGTTGCTGATTGACCGGTTAATCCAACCTGTATATCAACTACTGATACTGAGCCAATACTAGCACTAAATGACTGACCAGATATACCTAGAGACATATCATTTGGATCTAACGCTCCAACACTAGCTGTTGCAGATAATCCTGTAGGTAAAGCTACAGCTCCACCTAAACCAACTATTGATCCTTGTTGAGATTCTATTGAAAGTCCAGATAATATTGCTGTATCATTTGGTGCAACTGCAGTTCCTAAAGATGATGATATAGAGAAACCAGGTAGATCTGCCTGGTTACTAGAAAATGCAATTGCGGTTCCCTGACTTACTGTTGCAGAAACTCCAGAAAGTATTGCAGTTTCGTTTGGTGCGATCGCAGTTCCCTGACTTAATGTTGCTTCTTGACCAGTTAAACCAACAGCTATATCTGCAACTGTTACTGAGCCTATTGAGAAAGAAGCAGAAATTCCTGACATTGCAACATTAGCATCAGACTCAATCGATAATGACCCAACATTAAATGACGCTGATATTCCAGACGGTTCTATGACTGCAGAACCAATTCCTGATGCTGTAGTTGTTGCAGCTGAAAAAGATACACCATCTACAGAAACATCTGAACCTAAACCTACATTTGCTGCAAACTCACCCCAGGCACCACGGCCATAAGCGTTGTTGCCCCAACCTTCTATACCTAAATCTGTTTCTATTGAAAAACCTGTAACACTGATTGTTACATCATTAAGATCATTCCATGCACCATGGTTCCATGTTTGAGCACCCCAACCTTCACCGATAATGGTTGCCTCTCCCCATTGTGATTGGTTCCAGGTAAGTCGACCCCATCCTGAAGATACCGACATGGTCGGCCCCCTATGCTAATCTGATTATTGCGCTACTTGAATTTGCTGTTGGAAACTCAATTTTAAAAGTTCCGTTACTAGCTGTCTTGTCGCCACCAAATGCAATTGCACAAACAGCATCAGTTGTTCCTGATCCACCGTTTGTTGTTGTATTATATATTAGCGCGCCATTTGCAGTAAAGGAAGCAGATGAAAAAGTTACGTCAGAAAAATCTGTAAATGCAGTTGTTGAAGTTAATGAAACTCCTGAGTTTGTAAGAGTTGCTCCCCCTGCAGAATAAGCAGATCCAGACGTATTTGTAATTTCTTCTGATGTAGAGTAGTCTGTTGTAGAAGCACCTAAAGTTGCATCACTATCAAATAATGCAATCTTAAAAGTATGTCCACCTGAAGATTCAAAACTGTGTTTACCTTGTAAAAGCTCTTGTTTAAAGCTTGAACATATTGCTGATGATATTGCCATATTTTACTCCTTATTATGGTGTTCGAGATGGTAGAGGAATTCTAATTGCACCGTCGGTATAATCATCTCTTCTTCTTCTACCAATTTGCTCACTAGCAAACTTCTCTACCTCTTGTTTATATTTATTTTCATACAAAGTCAACATGTCTATAGGACCTTTCAAAAATCCATATGTTTCTGATAGACAACAATATAATAGCCCATTTGGAAAGTTAAGACTAATATAATTGGTTTGATTACTAGACTCTAAAGTATCTGGCATTTTATTAAAATGCACTCTAAATCTATATGTAGTATTTGGTGTAGGAGCTACGAATATTCTTCCTGAGTTAGTATCTGAATCTCCTGTAGCGCCACCAAACATAGCATAATATTTAGGTTGACCTTGGGCTGCGGAGGTTCCGGTTACATCCTGATATTCTTGAAGATAGGTCATATCTTTTTTTTCTAGCCATCTATTGGCTCCAGTAATAGCAGATCCATTTGTATCATAAACTTGTATACCTCTAACAAACAGACATCCTGCTGGAGCATTTATAGATTCTTGTCCAGCTGCAAAATTACCTAGTTGTTGTTTTCTATCTGCATCAATAGGAACATCTCTCATAATTCTATATTGAGCATTTAAAATTATATTTTCTAATATATCTGTTGTAAGAACATTAGAGTCTGTTTCTGTATAATTTCTAATTTGTGTAACTAACGTGTTGTAACTTAATCCTGCCATTATGCTAATTGGGTAACTGGTCCTGCAGTTACAGTCAATCCTCCTGCTGTTTCTGTTACCGTAGCATTTGATCCACAATCAAACACATAGGTATCTGTTGTTACACTACTTATACTAAATCCTGAAGAATTTTCAAACACTGTAAACGCTAATCCACCTGGACTACCATTTACGTTTCTAAACCTAACAGTGTTTCCGTTTGATCTACCATGGTTAGGCTCTGTTACAGTTACACTTGCAGAACCAGAAGTTAAACTAAAAGGATTAGATGGTAATAAGCTTTGTGTGGCAGGTTCTACACGATCTGGTCTTGCATTCATTAACCCTTGTGGATCTCCTGTATATCTAGTTGGTTCTAATTGTGGTTGTTTATCTTCAAATTCTGAAATATGAACAAAAGAACCATTCCATTCTTTTACCATTTCATTATATGGAAACTCCATGCCTGATCTATCTGATATTGCTTTTGCGTATTTTCCACTTGATAATTTTGCCATTATACTCCTGGGTAATAAACTTTTGGTGTTATGTGAGCGCTAGAAGAAGATCCATCCTCCTCTAAAGCTCTTTGTAATTCATCTTCATAATATAATTTCATAGCTTGAACTCTCTCTGGTGCATATTTCTGTGCTAGATAAAAAGCTAAACCTGAACACATGCAAGGCACAAATCTATAAGGAACATCTGTTGCATTAGTATAATCACCTACATCTTGAATTCTTTTTACATAATAATAATTTAATTTATTACCTGCTTCAGAAGAACCTGGTGTTAAATATAAAGTTATAGTTACCTTATCAATAAACCTTTGAACATAGTATTGTGTTGGTTGACCTTTAGATGTTTTATTAGATAAAGCTTGATATGTTGACCTATTAATTTTTGTAAGAGGAGAATCTACACTTGAAGAATTTCTATAAACCGCCTCTAGTATGTCATCTACACCAAAGACAGCAGTTGCATCGGATGTGCCATCGTCAGATGATCTAAACATAGTGTACACAGCTTGACCATCAACTAAAGTAATATCATTATTTGCTATTTGCCAATAATGTAAACCTCTATTTCCCCACTCTTGAAAAAGAATATTAAGAGATCTTCTAGCTGTTTTTAATTGATAACCAGAAACACCTTGTAGACCAATTCTTTCATAAGCCTCTTCTATTATTTCATCAATAGAAAAATTTTTATCAAATATTACTGTTCCCGAGGTAGTGTTAGCCATTTAACCTCCTACTTATCAATC